GAGAAACAAGAATGTTTAATTAAAAAATATAGGAATATGAAAACTTACTTCTACGCATCTTACATGTTAAATGTGAACGAACCAGACGTTTGTGCGATTATCAAAGCACAAAGTCAGGCACAAATCAAAAGAGCAGCCATGCATTTGCATGAAAACTGGTCGCGTTTTGAAACGTATAATGAGGCATTCAACTATCTTATGCTTAATGTTACCTCATTGGGAGCACAGGTTTCCTACGATGACGTTAGATATTATGATGTGACGAATTTCTAAAAACTTAACGCTGCGCTACCGGCATGACGGGCAAAGAAAATGAAAAAAGGATTCAAAAAGCATGAAATATCATGCAATTGGACAGCGAATCAGAACGAGGGATGCCGTAGCATCTTTAACTTAGGTGTAGAGATAAAGTCGTTTCGGTGGGTCGACTCGTCTTGGAATGGATTGTGTTTTCAAAGGGCAACATTCTTTTGCCTCGACTTAGACCTCGAAAAGTTAAAGGGCATAATGAGCCGATACTCTGATTTTGAAGGAATAACTATTGAATAAAATTCAGCCCTCGACATCACGGTCAAGCCTATTTCATGGAGAAAGAGAAAAAGAGCATGTGTACAAATAAACTGGAACAGATGGCCTCGCGTGTGAAATACCGCTTGGACATCATTAATACGGATATTGAAAATTACAATGAGAGGATGCGGAGAGACTATGAGTACTTCTTCAGGTGGTATGCTGACAATTTGTACACGCTCCATATCCGCAAGAACTATTACACACAGCTAATGTTGACAAATACAGGAGACGTGGAAGAAATGCGGCTGTATTTGAAAGAAAAGATCGCGACCTTCACAACAGAACTTCTTGAGGGAGAACTGTTAAAATGCAGTAATAACCCAATGATAAATATTGCGCTCTTAGTTGGGTTGAAAGCCAAACAGGTATTGCGGCGAGAGTTCGCAGACCTATTGAAAGTTCTTGAAAGTTAAAGGTAAATAGATTGTAGGATGACAAAGCGGGCAGCATGGACTGCCGGGTCGCTCCCGCAGGGTTCGATTCCATGTGCCCGCCAAAAAAGAAACAAGTAAAACAACAGATATGGAAAAGAAGATTTATGTAAGTGACAAAGCAAAGACGCAGCTTTGCAAGACATTCAGCTGCTCTAAGATGATGGTGTGGTTAGCGCTGAATTTCAAGCGCGAGAGTGACCTGGCACGGAAGATACGTTACACGGCCCTGACACAGTTCGGTGGCGTTCCAAGCTGGAAACCCGAGGAAATGGAAACCACTCACGAGGAGGTGGAAAAGACCATGACTCAGCGTTATGGAGAACGTGTTAAATTGGTGTATGACCGCAATGACGGCAGCACGCATGTTCTGATTGACGGCAAAGAAACGCGTGTGGAGCATAATCTTGATGTGCCCAGCTTCATGGCGTTGCAGAACGAAGTTGAAATAATGGCTATGAGCCTTTAAAGCCTAAACGGGATGGAATATTACAATAAAATATTGTGTGTAACCTACGCGGAACTGACTGAAGGTAATGATGCGATTATAAAAGCTGCTACATTACGTCAGAATATGAGCCGTGGCAATATCGTCAGCGTTCACCGTGGAGGTGGCGAAGGCGGTCAGGCACTCTACGCATGGAGTTCCATTCCTCAAAAATATAAGGAGCGGTATATGGAACGTTACGGCGACCCCGAGCTACGCATGAAGGAAGCAATGATACGAGATCGGGTAAAACTGGATGGTGATGCACACACTTGGTATACGGACTACAAATATGAGTTGAATGGAGAAATGACTAAATTAACTCCAGAACTCATTGAAGAGTACACCATCAACGCCAGCGTACTGAATGAATTGCTGAAGCTGATGGCACAGCGCCGAGCAATCCGCCAGAGTCTGAACAGTAGCACAGCAGGAGCATGGGACGTCATTTATAAGAGTTCTGAAGCTATGCGTGAGGAATATCACCATACGTTGCCGCAGAACTCAGCACGACTGAAGGCAAAGATTAAGGCATTCAAGGCCGATGGGTATAAGAGCCTTATCAGCGGCAAGGTTGGAAACCGTAACACGGTGAAAATGACAAAGGAATTCGGACTTCTTCTCATTGCCCTGAAGCGCAGCCGAACACCAGTCTATACCGATGCGCAACTCTTCGAAGAGGGGAACCGCCGAGCAATAGAGAACGGCTGGAAGCCACTGAAGAGCTTGGCGGGTATGAAACGGTGGCTATACAGTTCGGCAACACAACAACTATGGTATGATGCCGTGCATGGCGAGAATGCCGCCCGCCTTAAATTCGGCAGGAAGCAGAGAACGAAACTACCTACACGCCGCGATTCGCTTTGGTATGGTGATGGAACACGCCTGAACCTGTATTATCAGGATATGGAAGGAAATGTGCGTACGACACAGGTTTATGAGGTGATTGATGCCATGAGCGAAGTAATGCTGGGCTACTGGATAAGCGACTCAGAAGATTATGAGGCACAATATCACGCTTTTCGAATGGCTGTTCAGACCAGTGGACACAAGCCCTACGAGATTGTACATGACAACCAGGGCGGACATAAGAAACTAAACAAGGTTCAGCCGAACTCAAATGGAAAAGGCTTCTTGGACAAAATATGCCATATCCACCGTGCCACAATGCCAAACAACGGATCTTCCAAAACGATTGAGGCCATTTTCGGACGCTTTCAGCAGCAGGTTCTTCATCAGTATGACAACTTTACGGGGCAGAACATTACTGCAAAGAAAGCCAGCAGTCGACCTAATCTTGAGAGTATGGAAGCCAACAAGAAGGGCTTGCCTACATTAGACGAACTGAAAGCTATCTACGCCGAAGCACGGCAGAAGTGGAACTCCATGAAACACCCCATCTATGGTAAAAGCAGAATGGAAGTATATGAAAGCAGCGTAAACGAAGAGACGCCTGTTGTAACACCCGTAGACATGGTTGATATGTTCTGGATTATGCACGACAAGCCTGCAACATTTACCGACCAGGGTATCACTATTGAGGTGAAAAAACAGAAATATACATGGGAGGTGTTCAAGAACGGAGAACCAGACTTGGAATGGCGTAAACGGCATACGTGGGAAAAGTTCTATGTTCAATATGATCCAAACGACATGACCACGGTTAATCTCTATGCGATTGACCTTGCTGGTGGAAAGCGTTTTTCAACCGTGGCACGCCCCTACTGGGAGATACACCGTGCATTGCAAGATCAGAGTGCAGAGGAAAAGACACAGATACACAAGGCCATCGAAGCTGGTAAGAACGACCGCATAGAACGTGTAATAGCAGGCAGACGCATCGCTATTGCACATGGTACTGACCCTGAACAGAACGGACTCATCTATCCGAAGCTGAAGGGGCTTAACAAAGAGCAGCAGGATCAGGCTCAATCAAGATTTGCCCTGTATGCCAAACCGCCCCAAAAATTCACGTTGGGACAAATAACTAAGCAAATAAGTCTTACGGATTGGAGTGAGGAGGTCAATTCGAATAAAGAACAAGACATTACTGCACCGGTTAAGGTTGACATGGCTTCAGTAGCAGGAAAGTATTGAAAAGTAAAATCGTAAAAATAAAGATAATATGAAACTAACAAAAAATGAAAAGGGACAAATCCAGGAGTGCTTGAAGCAGTATGTCAGCAAGTACCCAAGTCAGAATAAGGCTGCACAGAGTCTGGTAGGAACGAGCAGCGCAACGGTGAGCAGCATTCTGCAAGGCAAGTGGGAAAACATCAGCGACGACATGTGGCGTAACCTTGCCTCACAGTTGGGAACAACGTCCGGCAATGACTGGCAGGTGGTCGAGACAAAAGCTTTTCAGGAAATGAACCTCGTCATGAAAGATGCCCAAGCCGTGAGAAATGTTACGTGGATCGTGGGCGAGGCTGGCTGCGGCAAAACCACCACGGCACGCCTCTATGCTGCTGAAAACAGCGAGGTGTTCTACATATTGTGTTCTGAAGACATGAAGAAGAGCGACTTCATTCGCGAGATTGCACGCCGCATCGGTCAGCGTACAGAGGGTTACAGCATCAGAGAACTGCTTGACAGGATCATTGATGATCTTATTCAGATGCAGGCACCGCTGTTGCTTTTCGACGAGGCGGATAAGTTGCCAGAGCGAGTCTTTCATTATTTCATCGACCTGTATAACCGTTTGGAGGATAAATGCGGCATCGTCTTCTTGTCTACGAGCTACATCAAGCGTCGTATGACCATGGGGCTACGCTACAACAAATGCGGCTACAATGAGATCCACTCGCGCATCGGCCGCAAGTTCTACGAATTAGAACCCACCGCCCCCCACGATGTCTATGCAATCTGCATGGCAAACGGTGTGACCGACAAAAGCCACGTCTCAGAGGTTGTAAAAGATGCCGAGGCGTATGATTTTGACCTGCGCCGCGTGAAAAAAAACATCCACCGCGTGAAGGTGATGCAAGCGCAAACGGCAGTCAAGTAGTGTTAAAACAATCCTAAAACAGTAATCAAATGGCAAGCGGAACAAAAGATGCAGCACAGGTGATTGCCGAACTCACGGCTACGAATGCTAATCTGCGCGAACAAATAAGAAGTCTTGAAAAGACCTTGTGGAAAAGAGACCATCCCGTGCTGCGCCGTGCACTGAGCGTCAGCGATGTCATGCGCATGAAGAAAGAAACCTATCCCTTTGAAGGTGCATGGGAAGAGGCCTTCGGTCGCCCCGAGAAGAATGGCGTGTGGTTCGTGTGGGGCAACAGCGGCAACGGCAAGACGAGTTTCATGTTGCAGCTCTGCAAAGCACTGTCGCACTTCGGCCGTGTGGCCTACGATAGCTTGGAGGAGGGCGTATCGCTGACCATGAAGAATGCCCTGATGACAGCTGGCATGCAGGATGTGGCACGCCGCTTCGTGTTGCTTGACCGTGAGAACATGCAGCTGCTGTCGGCACGCCTCGGCAAGCATAAAAGTCCCGATATCGTGGTCATCGACAGCTTTCAGTACACCAAAATGAGCTTCAAAGATTACGAGGCTTTCAAAGAGCGGCACGCCAACAAACTGCTCATATTCGTCAGTCAGGCCGATGGCAACAAACCCGCTGGGCGCACGGCCGTGAGCGTAATGTATGATGCGAGCCTAAAGATATTCGTCAGCGGGTTTCGGGCAATCAGCAAAGGGCGGTATTTCGGAAGCAAGGGCTATTACACGATATGGGAGGAAAGAGCAAACATATATTGGGGAAAAACTAAAGAGTAAAGCTATGGCAAACAAGCGAGACAACCTGTTGTACAGGCTAAGAAAAAAGGGCGTACAGGCCAACACCCGCGAACGCGTTATCTTCTTCGGCATGGGTGGCGAGCCGTTCGAGATAAGGCAGATCAGGCGACTGTGCCGTGAGTTTCATTTCAATGTACAATTAGTAATACAATAGACAACATGAATACTTATATTTTAATGTTATCAAAAACCTTTCCAAAGGGACATCTCCATGCCGGAGAACAAACCTTTTTTAAGGAGAAGCTCGGTATAAGCAAACTGCATACTATTCGTGCAAATTATCCTCTATGGGAACAGCGTATTGCAGAAATACAAGCAGGTAAAGGTGTATTGTCTATCCGGCAATGGGTGGGCGAACCATATAAGAGCAAGCAGGTTGAAATTGCACAGCTGACTACAAATGAGGGTGTCGGTATTCAGAAACTAATATTTATCGACAATAATATCATGCTACCTGTTATTGAATATGGGTCAGGTAACGAATTCAAATCAATGGATAGATACATGTTTGCAAAAAATGACGGTCTTTCTTTCAAAGATTGGAAAGCGTGGTTCAGGAACTATGATTTATCAAATCCGTTGGCAATCATTCATTTTACAAATTTTAGATATTAATATTAAGATGAGCAAGGAAAAACGAACAATAGAAATCACCCCTGGACTGAAGACACCAGGAGGGCGCATGGAAGAGCATTTTTTGAGCTGTGGCCACGTGTGCACCTATTGCCAGGGCAACGGCTATCACTGGCAGGAAAACTGCTATCGCGAACGCTACAAGCAAGAATGCCCTATCTGTAAAGGCAGCGGAAGACTTGATGCGGTGGTGACGATTGAGTGGAAAGCAGGAGAATGATAAATTAAAATAAGATGCAGACAACTAAAACATTGAAGCAGTGGAAAAAATCAGGAAAAGACTTAGAGGAGTTTCTAAGCCCCGGCGATTGGATAAGTGAAGATTTGTGTAACTATATTGGAGAAATTATTCCTCCTTATTATTGCTCTCGTGACTTTATTCAAGGCGGTGACGCAATTAAGTCGGAAGACAACATACTATTTTATTGCACATGTTATAGAACAGATGATAACAGATATTTATATCTCGGAGTCCTTCCTGAGTTCAAACAATAGAAAACAAATAACCCGATGAAAAGATAAAGACGATATGGGAAAATTAAAGTATTATTCAATGACACCGAACGATAAACCCGAGTGGTTGTTGCGGTTGCAGTTTGAAGTCAGTCAGCACTACGCCATGCGTGGTATAGAAGACACACCCGAAGACTGGCTGGCGCTGCAGGACTTTGTAGATGCTTTCATTCGTAGCCTCTACACGCGGCGGGATATCATGGTGAGGAGCGAGGTGGCGGCCGACCTGCTAACCGAAGACGGAGAGACACGTCTCATTATTAAGCGAAACAGCAAACCTTTGCAAGTGTATTACATTCAAAAATAACCTCCTCTTAAGCAGAAGACAGGGAGAATCATAATCAAACTTCAAAAGGATAAGGAAAATGGAAAAGAAAGAAAAAATTCAAATCACGGAATGCAAAGCCTTCGGTAAGTTTTTCGAAAACCTGACTCCAGGTAGCATACATGAAGTACTAACTGCTCCTGAAGGTGGGAGAACCGAAGGCGGCGTATGGGTCATGGGTGTAGGTGAGCCCGTATTTATATTGGACGGTGAATATAAACGAGTATAATTCTTAAAACAAGAACAATGGAAAAAGGCTTTAACTATGCACGCTTTTACACCCTGCTCAAGAAAATGCCGGGCGCAGATAAGGAAACGCTTGTGGAGCAATATACGAACGGCAGAACAACACACCTGCGCGAAACTACACGACAGGAGTATGACCGTATGTGTCGCGATATGGAGCAGGTAGCAGGCTATGACGAGTTCGTGGAGGGCATCCGGAGACAGCTCAGACGGAAACGCAGCGTATGCCTGAAGCTGATGCAGCAGCTCGGCATCGATACGACCGATTGGAACCGCGTGAATGCTTTCTGTGAAGATGCACGCATCGCCGGCAAAGCCTTCCGCCACATCAGTATAGATGAACTCGAAGTCCTTGCTGTGAAATTGCGAGCAATCAAGCGGAAAAAGGAAACTTTCCCCAGTCCCTCTGAAAGCAGGGGAACCATTGTCATGCTATCCGTAAACCATTCAACAGAAAATTAATTTTTAATTAACAAAAGAATATGGAAACAACTGTAAACATCAAGAATTTAAGCAAGGAGGAACGGGCAAAGCTGCTCGCCGAGTTACAAAACGAGGAGAAACAAAGTCGCATTGCACGGCGTGAGACCTACGAGAGTTTGCGTGCAGAATTGCTGCATGGCGTAGAGGAACGCCTGCAGACAGTAGCTGCCGACGTGCAAAGTTTTCATGACTGGCTGCAGGGTGAGGTTGAAGGCTTTGTGGGCGTGATGCGCGATTATGGGCAACTACGCAAGAGCGACCAGCGCAGCTACACCATCACCGACGGAGACTTCCGCTTGGAAGTGGCCAGCAACAAGGTTAAAGGCTTTGACGAGCGTGCCGACCTTGCAGCAGAGCGTCTTATCGACTATCTCAAGCGTTATATGAAGAAGAGCGAAAAAGGGGCCGACGACCCCATGTATCAAATGGCCATGACGCTGCTTGAGCGCAACAAGTCTGGTGATCTTGATTACAAGAGCATTTCGAAACTCTATGAATTAGAGGATAAGTTCGACAGCGAGTACAGTGAAATCATGGGGCTTTTCAAAGAAGCAAACGTGGTACAGAAGAACGCAGTCAACTACTACTTCTCAAAGCGCAATCCGGAGACGAATGTATGGCGTCGGATAGAGCCGAGTTTCTGCAGGATGTAAGTCCCGGAGATATAATGGTAAGATATGACGGCATGGCAGCAAATGGGCTGCCATGCTTTTGCGGTTAAATGAATTAATAACAAAAACAATCTTTATAAACAATGAAAGTGGACAATGAGCGCCGTCGTGGGGTGAGCTATCTGAAACGCGTTGCGGACGTGAATGCAGTTTATCAGCAATGGGCAAGGTCGGGCCTCTCGAACAGGGAGATCTGGCGCAGATATATCTATCCCGAGTACGGTATCAGTGAGCGAACCTTTTATTATATGCTGAAATATGATGTAAGCGTAAAAAAAGACTGCCCTGCTTCTCCCCGTCCGCTTTTGCTGTTTGATTTCGACGATGAGTAAGAATGATTTGGTACATGTGTTCGCTCGGATACTGCGGGATGTACAGATTGAACTGAAGGACGAGTTCGACAGGAACTTCGAACGTCAGGGCTTCTTTTCTGAAAGGTGGGCAAGGCGCCGTAGTCCCTTACGTCCTGGGCGAGCAACGTTGGTAGATACAGGTGGCTTGCGGCGCAGTGTTCAGAGCAAAATCACCAGCGGTGGCGTAACGTTCTATTCTGCACACCCTGCAGCTGACATACACAACGAGGGTGGAGAAATCAAGGTGACGCAGCGCATGAGAGGCTATTTTTGGCATCGCTATTACGAGTGCGTAGGTGGTTTCGGACGCAAGAAGAACGGCGAAAAGCGTAACGATCACCGCACACAGCAGCTCAGCAGTGAGGCCTCCTTTTGGAAGTATATGGCCCTGATGCGCGTAGGCAGCGTGATACACATTCCTCGGCGGCAGTTCTTAGGTGCTGCGCCCGAGGTTGAAAAGGCTGTGACGGAAATCATCGAGCAAAATTTAGAGGAATATTTTAACAACGAATTCAAACTGAACGGAAAATGAGAAAAGAATTGTATGCTGTCCTCAAGGCGGCAATGGAAAAGATTGAAGCAGTGAAGCACGTCGACCTTTGGAACCACAATGTTGAGTTCATCGAGCAGGAAGACAGCTGGGCACGTCCTGCCGTGTTCGTAGAGTTTGGCCTGATTACGTGGCAGCCCTACGTGGGTGGCGGCTATCATGGCGAAGGCAGTGTAAGGCTACACGTCGTAACCGACTGGTTGGAGGGTGGACAGGAAGCTGCTTGGGCTTTAATTGCCCAAATCCGCGCGGCCATGGACAGCGTGGAGGGTGACAGCTTTCACGGACTGCGTCTTACAGAAACTATCACCAACCACAATCACGAGGATATTCTTGAGAGTATTGAGGTGTATGCCGTGAAAGGTGTATTATAAGCAGCGTATCATTCAGGAAAAAGCCTGTCGGTCTCCATGCCGGCAGGCTTTTTTATTGGAATATGAAAAAATATCGTCCGTTTTATTGTTTGTATTGAAATAATGATTATATTTGCAGTAAAGAAGCAATGTAGGAGGCATTTCACACGTCGGCATCGCAAGATGTGCAGGTCGCCGGAATGACCATTTGCTTCTTTTTTGTTTATATGAACTTCATCATATAGAGCAGTTCTCCATCTGTCATTTTGCACTTGAATTCTATTGTCTGTCCTTGGTATACCACATGGTAGACACTGAACCTACAGTTATGATGCCGCCCTTGCTCTGTTCTGACCAGTGTTGCCTGTGGCAGCCATTCATTGAATTCAGTAGCAGTTTTCAGGACATGGACTACATCAGGATCATGTATTGCCTTAGCTGCTGTTTCTGAGAAGAACTTCTTGCCTACCCCAATAACATGACCGTCTGCTGTCTGCACAAGGCTCCGCTTTGCCGGCTGGTTGTTGATGACAGTCGGAGTAAGATTGTTCTCTGCCCACTGAATGGCTTTATTGGATGCTTCCCTGAATTCCTGCGGTGTAAGTTTTTGACTCTTTCCTGACTGCTGAGACAATCTGATTAATCTGCACGCAGCACAAAGTTCATTCTCGGGCACAAAGGCAAGGTTCGTCTTCCCCTTGGCAAGGTCACAGTCGTTACAACGGCGTATGCTGTAGGGATTGTAGTCAGGCATGGCCTTGCCCTGCTTGCCGGGATTGAAGCGGAACATGCCGCGCGTGTCGTTAGCCAAGGCCTCGGCACCACGTCTGTAGGCTTCCCCGCGCGGTGTTTCGGGATATTTCGTCTTGCGTACCTGCATTACCGTGCAACGGCAGTTCCAGCCATTGGGCGGATAGTAGCTGTCCCAAAACGCATCGCTGAAAGGTAGCGTAGTGCCGTTCAAGGCAGCGTGCTCGGGGCGCACATGATCATCGCCGACAGTTCGATACTGCAGGTTGTAACGGTCGCCGTCCTCGGCGAACTCCTCCCACTTTGCCGCCATATCAGCTGCGGCGTGGGTAAAGTTGTATTCAGCACGCAGGTAATGTTCATTATAGGTTTTGTCCACCTTTTGAACGTCATTCAAAAAGCGTTCAAACGGCTTTTTATTACCCTGCTCATCGACTAAGGCGGGAAAGGCCTCATTGAGTTCGTGAAAGGTTTTGAGTCCGGAGAAGATATAGGTGGAATGCTCCAAGCTATCGCGCATGGTGGAAGACATCTTCGTTTGCTCAAAAGCACTATTCAACACATCGGCATGCGTTTCGATAAAGGCCTGCGCCTCCTTGGAGGTGATGATATTGATATCAAGCGATGCTCCCTTCTGCCTAAAAAGGCCTTTCATCATCGACTTGAACGCAGCGCGAAGCTGTTCCTGTTGCTTCGGGTCTATCTTTTTTGCTGATAAAGCACAGCGATGCTCACCGGCGAGCAACGCTTCATAACGACTGTGCAGCCCCACATAGGCAGCGGGGCTTAGTCGAAAAAAGACGACCCCTCCCCAGCCCTCCCCCAAGGGGAGGGAGAATTCCACGACATTTTCTTTTTACCGCCCGTTTCTTCTCCCTCTCCTTGGGGGAGGGTCAGGGTGGGGTTCCTTCTTTCCCCCACGGGCATGGCATACTTCTCGGCGAAATATGCCGGGTCGACATCATAGCGGTCGGCAATCATCGACTCATAGGCCACCTGCTGCTCGGGCGTATAGTCAATTGCATCGTTCCAATCGAAGCGACAGCCTGCAAGTGGGAACTTATGTGCCACCATGCGCGGCAGCAGCTGATTGTTGATAACGTCACGCAGCATGTCGGCATCGCCCTCGACGAGGTTCTGAAGCACCTGCAGGTGCGTTTGACTCTGCGACAGCGAAGAACCGTCCTCAATGGTCATTGTCTGCCCGATGATGAGTTTTGAGATTTCGGAGTTGGCCCTGCTGACACGCTCGTTATATACATGATAGGCATCAGCCTTCGTGGACTCGACGAACTCGAGTTCAGTATCAAGCGGCATCACGGCCGTCTGTGACGCACCTGCATCAATGAGCATCCTGTGTAGCCTGTCAATCTCCTTTTTGTCACGCGAAGAGGTTTTTGCGATGCGCATGGGCATGCCGAAAATCTCCCCGAAGGTATCCCAGAATGCGAGCATGTTCTTCTTCGGTATCGTGTGCAGCGTAGCTTTCAGGAGCAGGCCGAGGTCGTAAGGCTTGCCCGCCTCGATGAGCGAAGGGGCCACAGCCGGTGAATGGTAGTCTATGCCTGTACGCCAGTCCTGTCCGAGCTGCATGATGACGCGCCCGTATTCAGGAATGACGTGCTTGCGGGGGATGAGTCTCACACAGTCGTAGGCCATGGAAGCCGTTCCCGCGCCGACGATATCACCCAGCTCAATGAGCGAATGCCCCCAATAGCGAGAATCAAGTACATACTGACAAAAATCCTTGAACCACGCGTGGTCGAAGTAGTCGAGCAGTTCAGGTTTGTCCTCTCCTTTGTCATCTACAATCTTGAACGACTTTGCCATGACGAAGCCCTCGCGCTGCCGGATACACCCTGACAAATGACCGTCGGCATCGGTGTCGCGGTAGATGTCGTAGAGCGGACTGCGGTTGGGGTTGTCAATATTGATTGCTGCCTGCCATGCACGGCGCCAATCGGCGATATCCTTGCGTGTGAGGGCATCTGTAGTCTGCTGCAGCTGCATGATGACGTGTTTTACACGCGCTTGGTCTTCTCCCTTGGCAAGGTTAAAGGTGCCGTAAGGCGTGCGGAGTATGCGGTCGTTGTCACGGCCACGAAGCGAGGAAAAAATATCTCTGATATTCATAGAAATTACTTTAATGGGTTATTACCAGTTATGTCTGAGGGGTTTCTGTGAATGCCACACCACGCCTGTCCCGGAGGGCTCACCCGTGGCGGCATCCGTGGCCACGGGAAGCGCGGGAATAATCTTTCCCGCCTGTACACCCTCAAGCCATTTAATCGCCCGCTCATAGCGTTCTTTGCGTATCTCACTGCCCATTTTCTGCGGCATGGCTGCCGTCATATGATACAGGGCGATGTCGCAGGCATACATCACGATGAGCCGGTTGCGGTTATCACCTTCGGCTTTGAATGCAGCCTCGGTGTCGTATACAGGGCGCAGATAGCCTGCTATCTCCTCCATGGCCTCTCGCTCGGCACCTGCCCGTATCTCGGCCGATGTCTGCGAAACAACTTTTAAAGCGGCTTCGCCGATTACTACCCGGTAGTCTTCATCTGTTACAAACATAAGCTACAATGTTATATATAATGCTTTACGTTCGATATCGACGGCGGTCATTCCCTTGCGGAATACTCCACCTGCGACGAACTTTTTGATATCTTGTTTGGAAATGACTTCAAGTCTTCCCTTGATCACGATGACCATATACTTGCGGTGCGTAATGTGACGCAGATAGTCCGCTTTCCTGACTGCACGCTTGAACTTCCAAGCGAAAATGATGTCTTTAATTAATTTTTTCATCTTACCAACTGTTTTTTGATGTTCTTCTTTTGCTGAATTGTGGCTGAAAACTTTCCTGCCGCGTGGTGCGCTGCAACTGCCAGATTGCACCCTCGTCTGCGTCGGGGGCATCGTCATTGCCACTCATGCCTTTTTCAAAAGCAAGGGTCTGTGCTATGCCTGCCTGCATGTCCGGGTCATCCTTTTGCGAAATGTCATAATAGACAAAACCGCGTTCCCATAGCGGGCTGATAGCTTCCACACGCTGGAACTTGTCAGGCTTCTTGCGCTTGTCTCCCGTGATGGGTAGCTGATAGCCGCACAGATTGCCCTCGATAGTGAAATCGTCGAGTATGATGTCCTGCATGAAGCTGGTCTCCATCATAAATCGTATAGGGATATTCTGTTCGAGACTCCATTCGTAGAGGTCGTAGCACCAGCGTACGAGCTCGGCGACCGATGCCTTGCGCACGAAGGCGCGCAGGTGCCACAGCTGTGATTTATACTTACCCCACAGCTTCGCTGCCTTGGTATCATTCGCCTTCTTGCTTTTCCACGACGGGTCAATGTAAAGCACAAATTCGTCGAACTCCCGCCATGCCGGGCGTTTTGCCCAGCGTATCCATTCCTGCTTAAAGACCGTACCCTCGATAATGGGGTTATGCATCATTTCCTTTTCCCAGGCGCGGTAGCCTACGAACTCGGCATAGGCCCGTGCCTCCTCTTTCGTCCACTTTTCGCGCCAAACGGGATTGCCCTCACCGTCGACGGCCTTCACTTCTGACACATGTACGCCTTTAGTCTTGCAGATGTCAGCCAGTACCGAGGTCTTTGAGATAAGGTTGCCCACCATAATGAATCGACCTCGGCCCACATCAAGTGCACCGAAGAGGGCTTCCTTCACCCAGTCCGTCATCTCGCGCACGCGGCGAGGGTTACGACAAAGTTCATCATCATCGAGGTCGTCGATGACGATGTAATCGGGTCGAGCTTCACGCTTGCGAAGACCACGTGGTGACTGTCCGCGTCCACACGCCAGGAAATGCACTCCGCTCTTGGTGGTGAATTCTCCCTCGGTCCAGTCGCCCATTGACATCTGTTTTCCATAATCGGCGATGATACGTTTGTTATAGCCGAGTTCAGCCTGAATATCTCCTAACAAGCGGTTTGCACTGTCCTCGGACTTGCCGACAACGACCATGAAGTTGATAAGTCGTTTAGGCTGGAACATCAGCCACAGGGGTGTAAAAATATCCATGTGTGTGGACTTGGCATGTCCACGTGGCCACTTAAACACCGCTTTTAAATTAGGCGTGTTCTTTACTTTCTGTGCAGCAGCATTGTGAAAGGGTGCATTGTGTACGATGCGCACGACTTCACCAGTGACTTTGTCACGCTGTTGCAGGAAATGCGGGAAATAATACTCGCAAAAGGCGGCATAGTCCTTTTGCAGTCTGCGGATACGCCGCTCTTTCTCGACGGCCGTCTCGCGGACGAGGCTCCGGGTATCGGTGATACTCTGTATCTGCCGGCAGTGTTCCTGCCACTCCAGCTGCATCTGTTTGAGTTCTGCAATCGTAGCCATACTTGTTGTGTATTATAATGTAGACGGGTTCTGCATACGCTCCATAAGGAACTTGTTCTGGTATTTGTTGATCGCCTTGATGAGTTCGGGGGTAATCTCCGGGTCGTAGGAGGCCTGGTCCTGTATCCACCGGTTAAATGCCATGAACACTTCTATAGCGTCGATGACATTTGCCTTCTTATCAAGTTTCTCAATTGTTGATGAGAGCTTGGACAGCTTGTCAGCTAATGAACCGACAAGTGTAGGGTCATTCGATTTATTCACATTCTCTATCATTCCGTCAATGGTGAGCAAGAGTTTGTTCACTAATTCAGGACGCGAGATATTCTTTGCGGCACGCGCTTCCTTCCACCCCTCGCTATTCACCCACCTTGAGATGGTTATACGCGAGACTTCTACCTTTTCGGCAATCTCATTCTGCTCCATTCCCGAGAGATAGAGTGACCGGGCGAGCGATTTTTTCTTTTCAGTTTCTTTTGTCATTTCGCTATAATAATGTTTGAATTATGCCTGCAAAATTGGTCTAAAATATTGACACTTAAAAGAAAGTGTGCAATGCTTGCATACTATACTGCAATGCTTGCACTGTTATTTGCTCTGCTGTGGATTAACTTGTAATATTGCAGCATCAAATTTTACAAAACAATGGGAAAAAGAGTAAGAATTTCTAATGACAACCTGAACTGCTACGGCTTTCGCGTACTGACAGCAGGCATTGATGTGGAACAGTACAAGCGAAACCCCGTACTTTTATATATGCACGAGCGCGGCAATGTCGTTGGCTACGTGAAAGACCTGAAGGTGGAGAACGATGAGATAACGGGAGAACTGATGTTCGACTGCGCTTCGGAACAGAGTGAGCGCTGTCAGAAGCAGTTTGAATTCGGCAGCCTCAGGATGGTCAGTGCAGGGCTTGAGATTATAGAGACCAGCGAAGACCCTGCCTTACTGGTACCGGGACAGACCCGCCCGACAATCACGAAGAGCAGCCTCTTTGAAGTCAGTGTGGCCGATATCGGGGCCAATGACGATGCTATCGTGCTGGAAAAAGACGGAAAGCGGATAACTTTAAGTAAGGACGGAACCTGCGGGCTCCCCCTTATTACTCACAATAACAATCAAAAACAAGAAGACATGGAACAGAAAGTCATTGCCCTGCAGTTAGGGCTGCCGGAGACGGCAACGGAGAAAGAGATTAACGAGAAGCTGGCGCAGCTGAAGGCCGTGCAGCAGGAAAACGACACCTTAAAGGCGGAGGCACAGAAGCTCACAGAAGCGCGTATTGCGCAGTTGGTTGACACTGCTATCGCTGAAAAGCGTCTTGATGCGCAGCATAAGGAACAGTTTGTGGAGCTGGGCAAGAAGATCGGTGCCGAGGAGTTGGAAAATACCTTGCAGGCTATGAAGCCACAGGTGAAGCTGTCTTCAATGCTGGGGCATCATGGAAGTGCCCCTGTATCAGATAGTGAAAAGACCTACACGAAACTCAGCGAGGTTCCTGCTGACGAACTTGTGAAGCTGCGTGCCGAGAACGTGGAGGAGTACAAGCGACTCTATAAGGCTGAATACGGCATCGAATGTGAACTGTAAAAAGGTAAGAAGGTAAAAGTAAAAAAAAGAGTAACATGAAGAGATTAGTTATGAAATTAATGATTGCATTGCTGGTCAATGCGATTGTAGGAGGTTTGATAGCCTTAGCTGTAGGCGTTGCGCCTTGGATTGGCGCGGTGGCATTGAATGTGATTGCCATAGCCATAGGTGCATGTCTGCCCAAGGATACCCTGCGTGCAGGTGTCTTTACGGAAGTATGGACAGGTGAGTTGGTAAAATCGCTGCGCGGTGGACTGGAAGGATCATGGCTTGACGGTGTACCTGATCAGAGTACAATCGTCAACAATGACGTGATACACCTTGTAGAGGTTGGCGTAGACCCTGATGTCCTGATCAACAACACGACCTATCCGATACCTTCGCAGGCCTTGAATGACAAGGATATTGCCGTGAAGTTGGATAAGTTCCAAACCAAGGTGACGCCTATCACCGACGACGAGCTCTATGCGGCCAGCTACGATAAGATGGCTCGCGTGAAGGAATCGCATGGCAATTCCATCAACGATTCTAAGTTCACCAAGGCAGCTCATGCCCTCTGTGCGCAGGAGAATACAGCTAAGACTCCCGTGCTGAAAACCACGGGCGAACGCGATGCTGAAACGGGTCGCCTTCGGCTGACGATGGCCGACTTGGTTGCACTGAAAGCCGCGATGGATAAGTTACACGTGCCGGCAGAGAACCGACGTTTAGTACTTTGTTCTGACCACGTGAATGACCTATTACTTGTCAGTCAGACCTTCCGCGAGCAGTATAATATTGACCGCGCTACAGGTAAGGTGGGTAAGCTCTACGGCTTCGATGTCTATGAGTATGCCAATACACCGCTCTACACGCAGGCAGGAAAGAAGAAGAACTTGGGCGTGGCTGCCGGGGCCGGCGAGTTTAACTGCTCGTTCGCATTCTACACACCGCGCGTCTTCAAGGCGACAGGTTCAACAAAAATGTACTACAGCGAGGCAGCAACCGACCCTGAGTATCAGCGCAACAAGATCAACTTCCGCCACTACTTCCTCTGCATGCCAAAGCTGGCTGATGCCGGCGTAGTGATGATGAGCGGATACAAGGCTTCTTAATCGTAAGAATTGAATGAGCAAGTCAATACAATATCTCGTTATCCACTGCACGGCCACCCCGGAGGGGCGTGAGGTGAGCGCGGACGAAATACGCCGCTGGCACACTGCGCCCCCTCCTGCAGGCCGTGGTTGGAAACAGGTAGGCTATACAGACATGGTGCACTTGGACGGACGCGTGGAACGACTCGTTAATAACAACGAGGACGCTAATGTTGATCCATGGGAAGTGACCAACGGTGCTGCAGGCTATAACAGCGTGAGCCGACATATTGTATATGTGGGGGGCTGCGACAAAGCCGGGAAGCCGAAGGATACGCGCACAGCAGAACAGCATGAGGCGTTGAAACGCTACGTCGAGGACTTTCACCGACGTTTCCCCCAGATCCGTATCATTGGACATCATGAGCTGAACCCCGGCAAGGCCTGCCCGAGTTTCGATGTCGGGAAGTGGTTGCGTGAGATTGGTATCAGGCAAGTGTGAAATGTCGAATGAAAAGTGTTGAATGATATTGAATTGATAATTCATAATTATAATTCCACTTTCAACACTTGGCATTCAAAATTAAAAGACAATGGCAGAGACAATATTCCAAATCCTACAATGGGCTATCCCTTCGGGCGGTATCGGTGCTGCCATTGCCTGGATTGCGAACCGCCGCTTAAGGACGGTGGAAGAAAAGAAGAAAGTGGAAGACACCTACAAGCAGATGTACGATATGGTGAGTGCTGAACTTGTGGGGCTTCATAAACAAAACCGCATCAATTATGAGAAAATGGAAGAACTCCGCGGCGAGAACGACAAGACACGCCGTGCCCTCAACCGCCTCTCGCGGGCTATCGAGGCTATCCAGCTCTGTCCTCATCGTGCTGCTTGCCCTGTCAGCGGCGAGCTGTCGCTCAGTGAAGACAGCGACAAGGGAAAGCCGCACAGAACACGTCAGCGCAGTGAAGGAAGCCGAACGGCAGACGAACATCCTCAAGCGGTGGCAGCAGCGGGTGACGGTGCCCGAGTCACGGGTGACGCTAAGCGTAGCTGAAGACAGTCTTGCCCTTCTGCCCGCAGGTGCAGGCTACACGGCCCGCCGGGGACAGGCGCATGTGAAAGTGAGCCGACGGCCCACGACCGACAAAGGAAGCCCTGCACGGATTATCATCGAAGCCGGATGCGACAGTCTTGAGGTGCAGTGTGCACGCTACGAGCAACGCATCGAAGAGATGCAGACGCAGCTGTCTGCGGCCGAACGTGCCTTGAGTACACAACAACAGAAAACTAAAGAGCGGCAGCCTATGGGCTTCACTGCATTGCTCTACGCCTTTATCGTCGGGTTGGCGGCCGGCATAGTATCAACAATTTTAATAAGGAAAAAGATATGGCAAAAAGTGTTTTAGACGGAACCAACCTCATTCTGAGCGTTGGTGGAAAGGCCCTCGGTTTCTCAACGGGCTGTAAGGTAAGCACATCGACCGAAACAGGTGAGCGCGTGACCAAGGAAGCCGCAAGCGGTAAGTGGAAGGAAAAGTATGTGAAGAGCTTTTCGGAGAGCATCTCCGCCGACGGCTGTGTGCTCACGGACGGTGATACGGATACCCCAACCTACGATCAGCTGAAGGACATGATGCTTGCAGGTGAGCCTGTTGATGGCGCTTACAACCTTCGTGACGGTGATAAGCGCACGGGAAAGGCAGCAGGCGGCTACAAGGGTAAGTATATCATAACTTCGTTGGAACTTGACGCTCAGGCCGGCGATGATGCAAAGTACAGCGTGAACCTGGAGAACTGCGGTAAGGTGGAGAAGCAGACGACTGGTCTGAGCGAAGCTGCAAAAGCTGGTGGTACAGGTCATTAATCATTCAATCAGGAAGCTATGAAGAAACAGATGCTGAAACTGACGGTCGGCGGCAAGGAATATCCCTGCCGCGTGACCATGGGCGCAATGATGCGTTTTAAGCACATGGTGGGTAAGGATGTGAGTGAGCTCAAGCAGACCGACATCCGAGAACTCGTACAGTTCATCTACTGCTGTGTGCAGAGTGCATGCAAGGCTGACGATGTGACCTTTGAAATGGACTTCGAAACCTTTGCAGACTCCCTGGAACCCGACAGCCTGAATACTTTCTATGCCCAGGTGGGCGATACCGAAAAAAAAACGACGGTGAAGGCTCGGGCGTAGGCATCGAAGAGCTGCAAGGAATAGCGTTGGGGTGCATGGGAATGAGTCTGGATGACTTCTGCCGGTGCACCCCTTCGGAGTTTCAGGCAGCCTGGCAGTCTTGGCATGAATGGCACGAGAATGAGCAGCACGGCGAGTGGGAACGCTTGCGCATGGCATGCCTCTGCATGCTGCAGCCTTATTCAAAGCATACGCTTTCGGCCGAAGACGTGATGCGGTTCCCCTGGGAGGAAGATACGAAAGGAAAGGAACGGGAAGATGTGAGCGAAGAAGAACTGAAGCGGCGCTATAGGGAGGCCAAGCGGGCCGCAGGATTGAAATAAAGAAAACGTTATTTGTGTTTCATCACACCGATGCAAAAGAGCAGGCCAAAGGTAATCACCACAAGGCAAACGGCTACGGTGAAGACCGAAGCAATGGGATGCTCACTGATGAGCCTAAAAACAGGTGTCCAATGAATCGCTGACATAAATAATATAAATTGGTTGTTGGGACAAAGATAATAAAAAAATAAGAAACAATGGCAAAAGAAGTCAGTTTTTTAATCAAGATACACGATGACGGCGGCGCAAAGCGCGTGACAGCTAATGCCGAAGAGGTGGGCCGTGTAATTCGCAGTGTACAGGACGAAGCGGAACGGTTGAAGCGTGACGTGCTTACATGGTCTGAGGCAGCGCAGGCCGTCGGTATACTGCAGAATTCGATAAATGAGCTGCGCGGCGTATTGCAGGATCTGACAGAGGCCTATCAGGTGCAGTTAGTGGCCGAGACACAGCTGGATACCATCATGCGTCAGCGCATGAACAGCACGGACGAAGAGATACAGCATGTCAAAGACCTGTGTTCTGCCCAGCAGGAATTAGGCGTCATCGGTGATGAAGTACAGCTCAGCGGTGCCCAGCAGATGGCAACTTTCCTGAAACAGAAAGAGAGCCTGGATGTGCTGATACCGGCCATGAACAACCTCATTGCCCAGCAGAACGGTCTCAATGCCACCAATCAGGATGCCGTGGGCATCGGCAACATGATGGGTAAGGCCATGCAGGGACAGACAGCCGTGCTGCAGCGTGTGGGTATCACCTTCGATGAAGCGCAGGAACGTGTGCTCAAGTATGGTACGGAGAGCGAACGTGCTGCAATGCTGGCGGAGGTGATTACGGCCAATGTGGGCAACATGAATGCAGAATTGGCCAAGACCGATGCCGGCAAGCAGAAGCAATTAGAGAACACGTTGGGGGATATCAAGGAAAAGCTTGGGAGTATGGTGCAGGGCGCGATGCCCTTTGTGACGATAGCCGCACAGACCATGATCTGTGTAGCCGGCTGCGTCAAGCTGATTACCTCCCTGCAGGCATTGAGTGCAGCATTCAGCCTGACGGCTGTCAAGGGGCTCGCCTTAGCCATACATGAAAAGGTCGTGGCAACGGCACAGAACATCATGTCGGCAAGTGGGTACACAGCAGCTGGCGGCACGCTGGCACTGAGTGTTGCCGTGACCGCCTTGTATGCCGCACTCACTTTAGGAATTTCGGTTGTCATCACCGGACTGGTAAGTCTGTTCGGTCTCATGGGTGATGAAGCCGAGGATGCGGCTGAGAGTGTAGATCAGCTCAAGGAGAGCGAAGATGCTTTCAGCCGGGCCTCGTCGGATGTGCGTGCGGAGCTGGATTTAGAGATCAGCCGCCTTGCCTCGCTCATCCACAATCATGAGAATGCAGCCAAGAAAGTATCGGAACTGAACAAGAAGTACGGCGAGAGCTTCGGATATCACCGCACGGCGGCCGAATGGTACGATACGCTGATAGAGAAGAGCAAGGTCTACTGTGCACAGATGGGCTATGAGGCACAGGCAAAAGTACTGTCCTCACAGATAGCTGCAGCGCAGTTGGAGAAAGAAAGCAAGGAGGCTGAACGCCGTCAGTTGGGACAGCAGTTCTTAGACAAGAACGGCAGAAGCCACTACAACTGGGAAACCACGGACGGCGGCAGGGACTATTACGACCGATTGGGTGGCGAGATAGACACCCTGAACACGAAGATAGGCGGCTTGCAAACACGTTATGACTCCTGTATCTCACACATGATATCGGCACAGAAGCAGCTGGAGAGTTCACGCAAGTCGACGAAGCTTACAGGTGGCAACATGAACGATGCCACGACCGAGGAACTCAAGCAGGAGATTGAGGAAAAGCAGCAGGAAGTGGCCCGGCTGAAAGGCGATGCCACGGCTGAACGCCAACGCCTGAACAAGGAAATAGGCCGGATGCAGAAGGAGGTGAACCGTCGTGATGCCGTAAACAAACGCGAGCAAGGCGTTTCGACAGGGAAGAAGACAGGAAAGACGGCAGGCACTTCAAAGACAGGAAAGCCTGTGAAAGTTGCTAAAACCCTTGACGACGTGACCAGGAATGTTTCCTACTACGAGGCACAGCTGAAGAAGACCGATAAGGCTGACACCGCAAAAATACAGAAGCTCACCCGACTTATTGCGAAATACAAGGAATTAGGCGCAGTCATACAGGCCGAAATCACCGAAGCCGGCCGTCCCAAGGAATTGGACACGCTGGAAAAGATAGATGTGGAAATACAGCGCCAGCAGCAACTACGCAAGAAAGCCGGCAGGAATCAGCTTACGGCCATTGACAGCGAAATCAAGCGTTTGAACACGCTTCGAACGGCATTTGAGGACAGTTCACACGTGGGTTTGCGTCTTGACGAGATAAAGACTTATGAACAGCTGGATGGCGAAATTGCCTTTTATACAAAAAAACTCAAGACGGCCACGGACACCGAACGTGTGGAAATACAGAAGCAGATTAATGCCCTTGGTGACCTGAAGAAGAAGTGGGACGAAACCCTTGCCGGTCTGAAGGCTCCGGAGGATATCAGTCGCTTGAACACGATGGAGAAGCTCGACGAAGCCATTACCTACTATCAGGCAAAGCAAAAGAAGGCCTCTGGAGAAGAGATAAACACTATTGGTGCAACCATTGTAGCGTTGGAGCAGAAACGGGAGGCACTGAACCACATGACACGCCTGCCTGAAATGCATGCCGAAACCGCAAAGCTGAACGGCATGGACACAAAAGAGCTGAAGATGGAACTCAAGGTAATGGGCCTTGACGGTGTAAAGAAGCGCATCAAGGAACTTCAGGACATGCTACGTGACACCAAGAACCCGCTTGATAAGAGTCAGCGCGGGGAGGTAGAGAAACTCGTCGGCTCCTACAAGAAATATGAAAAAGTGCTGCGAAAGAGCGATGCGAGTTTCGAGAACCTGTGGGGCAACACGAAAGGTGTCGCCGGCGGTATCTCATCGATGACCAATGCCCTTGAAGGTGGCCGTAATGCGTGGGAGACACTCGCGGGCGTGGTAGATGGTGCAATACAGATCTTCCAGGGCATTGCAGGCGTAGTAGACCTTATCAAGGCCATGACGGTTACGACACAGATGAGTTCGGCAGCCAGTCAAGTGAAAACTGCTGCAACAACCAGCGAAACCGCTGCGACAGCAACACACACTGCTGCCACGGCTGCTGATACGGCTGCGACAATTACCAACACTGCTGCTAAAAGTGGTGAAGCCATTGCCAGTGCTACAGCCAGCGGTGCAAGCATGCCTTTCCCTTATAACCTCATTGCCATTGCCGCAGGTGTGGCCGCTGTTGTTGCCGCCCTGGCATCCGTCAGCGGTGCGTTCGCAAATGGTGGTATCGTGGGTGGTTCGTCACCCAGTGGCGACAAATTGCTGGCTCGTGTGAACTCGGGCGAAATGATACTCAACGGGGCGCAGCAGAGCCGCCTCTTCAACTTCATCAATGGTGTTACGCCCTTTGCCGACGGCGGCATCGTCTATGGCCCTACACTCTCTATCATGGGCGAGTATGCCGGGGCACGATCAAACCCCGAAGTAATTGCACCGCTGAATAAGCTGAAATCGCTCATCGGAGGTGAAAGCAACGGTGGAGGACGGTTGGAGGCCAGGCTGCGTGGCCGTGACCTCGTGCTGGCGCTGGCTAACGAAACACGTATCAGCAGACGGAAGACAAATATCAAACTGTAAAAAGGTAAAAATGTACATACACGGACACTTCTATAACGAAAAGAACGAGCGCATAGAGGTACATATCCTCACTCGGGGCGACCACACGAATGAAGTTGAAATCGGAGCTGAAGGCTGCGGCATCAACTGGACGGATGACCCCGTGGAGATTGAAAGTCAGGTCAGCGATACCTTTGATGTGCTGCTCAAATATCAGGCTACCGTACGCCTGCTGGTAAAGAATTTCATTCCTGACCTGTTCTGTGCTTCCTGCCGTGATGCTGTAGTAAATATCTATCGCGAGGGAGAATGCCTCTTTGCAGGCTTTATAGAACCTCAGACCTATTCGCAACCTTATAATGAGGAAGAAGACGAAATAGAACTCAGCTGTATCGACGTGCTGACGGCCCTGCAATATGGCAAGTATAGGAATGTCGGCGTGCAGGGTATCACCTATAAGGAGGTGAAAGAGAAAGCGGGACAGCGCAGCTTCTTAGATATCATCCGTGAGCAGCTGTCTGGACTGACAGATAATCTTGATATTCTTGGAAAGCAAAGTTTGGCTTGTTATTATGACGGCAGTATCGGAATGAATAAATCGGAGCCTACATTCAATATTTTCTCACAAATAGGCATTCATGAACTGTTGTTCCTCTCTGATAATGAAGATAATGTGTGGACGGCAGAAGAGGTGCTGACTGAACTGCTGAAGTATCTTAACCAGCACATCGTACAGCAGGGTTTTTCTTTCTACGTGTTTTCGTGGGAGAATGTAAAGAAGGCAGAAAACATCGCATGGAAAGACCTTTACAGCAACAAGCCTCTGACTACACCTCACAGGCTGATAGGGATAACGACAGATAAGGTCTCAGGCACGGATACCACTATCAGTGTCGGCGAAATCTACAACCAGCTGCTGCTGACCTGTAAGGTTGAGAAAATGGAAAGTCTCATCGAAAGCCCGCTGGAGGAAAGTGCGCTCGGGAGTTATTTCGCGGCACGGCAGAAATACATGTCAGAACTGATCAGCTTAGGCGATGGAAAACGGGCTTACAGAGGTTTCAGAGATTTGGTGCTTGAAGGTGATACCGACTATGATGATGGAAGCATCGTGGATTGGTATGTGTGGTTGAAGCACCATGTTTCGTGGCGTTTCCCTATGCATGGCGGCACTGGCAGCGGTGAGGAACTCATGGTTCACTTCGGCCGTGGCGGTAAGGACCAGCAGGCGTTGCTGCAGTGGCTCGGCAAGAACCTTGGGGCAGCGCTCGTTTCCTATGGCAAGGTGGAGCGGGCCATGGCCAGAAAAGACAATAGCCCCGTGTCGAAAATCAACATGGACAATGTCCTGGTGCTGTCGGTGAACGGTAATGAAAAGAACAGTGCTGCAGAGGCGTATCCGAACGAGTCTGCTCTTCGCAGTGCTATTCCTTATGCCACTTATGTGAGTCAGCATTCCGGGGGGATGTTTTCCCCTGTCGATGAGGAGACAACGAACTATATTGTGTTTTCAGGGAAAATGCTCCTGAACCCAACCGTGAAAGTATCAGGTAAATACTATGACCTGCGGACTAAGGAATGGGTGTTCATGCCGTTCGGCGGAACACCACCTGAAGGCAAGGTTGACGTAAGAGGGAATGTGACAAAGAACAAAAAAGGAGACAGACTCTACTATACGCGCAAGTTCTGGAAACAGACATACTCGGACCCTAAACATAATGAAGAGGCCCGCTGGGACGAAAGTGGCGATAGTGGGTGGTATCCATTCACAGACACTACCCCCGAGCTGTATGAGTTCAAATACAGCAGCGTGGGTGACGGAACTGATAAAATCAGCAAGGTAGGACTCATAGCCTGTATGCTCATCATCGGTGACAAATGCGTCGTTGAGACAGGAAGCGGCTCGCAGATGGAAGATTTTGAGTGGCGCAAGTACAAGGAGCGCTCGGAGTGCAGCAGTGATGACGAATACTATCAGCAGAGTTTCACGATAGGTTTTGACCCAAAAATTGGTGATAAACTGATTGGCCACGAATACAGCCTGCAGAACAACATCAGCTGGAAGCATGGCGTAGACAGTGAAGGTATGGCTATACCTATTCGGAAACGAGACCATGTGAGCGGTGCGGTAAGGTTTATCGTCCTTGGTCCGGTGAATGTACTTTGGAGTGATATCACACGCCGTCATCCTACATTCTTCAGACATACCAAATGGACCGAAGATGCCATTCCACTGCTGGCACACGTGAGTTCCATACAGATAAAGTCTTTTGAAGTGAAGGTGGTGAGTGACAATGGAAAGACGGAACTGCTCGGGGATGATCATGACATCGTATATATGAGTGCTGCACAGAGTTCGTTCTGCAACCGCAAGGATGACCTTGAGTTCAAGGTTACTTCTGCCCTGACGCATGACGAATGCATGCAGATAGGTGTCAAGAATGCCCTTTGCCTTTCTACTCCCGTAGGCGTTGCCAGCGGTGATGGTATACTTACATTGTATAATCGGGTAACCGATAGTATCGCCAAACCCGAGCAGCTCTATGTGAACAGCTACTATCAGGAATATCATGCGCCACGGGTGATCATGACACAGCACATGACGGATATCCACGGAGGGTTTGTAGATACGTTTGCGCACTATAGGCATAATTTTCTAAACAAGAACTTCTTTGTGCAAGGCATCAGTAGAAACCTTGCAGAGGGAACGGCAGAACTGACATTAAAGGAAATAGACAGCAATGATTGATATCAAGATGTTTGCCCGAAAGCGGGCTGAGGGAACTGGCAGGGGTAGCAGCACAACGCCTTGGGCACAGAGTGACGACGTACGGCATGCACTGTCGGCAGACAAGGCTACGTTTGCAGAACAGGCAGACAAGGCACTACAGGCAAACGATGCAGCCCGGGCCACCTATGCCGATAAAGCGCGGGCCTTGGCAGAGGACAGCCCTGCATACGATGAGTTCCTGCGCAAGGATAAGGAAGATACTGCAAAGGAATTGATAAATTTCCTCAAGGGCATCACTATCGGAGATATTAAAATCAGCTATGATGAGACGAGTGGCGCACTTTCGCTGACACGTGTTTCGGATACAAGTAAGGTTGCGGGGCTGTATGCAACAGGAGGATTGACAGCATTTGGTGCAGGTTCCATGCAAGGTAGTGGTAGCGAAAGTGGCGGCACAAATTATGAGCGCCTGGACCGCTGGAGTGACTACACTACCGCAAAGGCGGCGGCCGTCCTCTCGGCATTTTTGGGCAATGATTTGAATGAGCGATTAAAGAAAGTGGAAGGTGGCGCGTTGGCCTCAGTCGACTGGTCGATTATTCAGAACAAACCTACTTCAATGCCTGCCAGCGATGTGCCTGCCTGGGCCAAGGCTGCAACGAAGCCCTCGTATGCCTGGAGCGAAATTACAGGCAAACCGAATGAGTTCAATCCTGCCGCACATTCGCACTCTTTTGCATCTCTGTTGAATAAGCCTACAACTCTGCAGGGGTACGGCATTACAGATGCTGCAAGCATATCACACACGCATGCTTTCTCGCAGTTGCAAGATAAGCCTACGACTGTTGACGGTTACGGTATCGTAGATACATTCAAGACGCACAGAGATGTTGATTTCGCACCTCACGTGTCGGGCTATTATGCTGTGATGACAACAAAGTCAGGAATTGATGCGACATGGCGACACATTATATCAATGGATTGGTCTGAAAATGACAGTGTGAACTGGATAAGCCAGCTTGCGCTCCCTACTTTTGTAAACAGTGACGTTTACTATCGTAAGAATGAGGCGCAGGGTAAGCAAATCAAAGACGCGAAATGGATAAAAATTTGGGATGAGAAGAATCTGACGAAACTCTCACAATTAACAGATGATATTGTATCAGGCAAGTATCTACCTCTTGATAGTAACGCTGTATCAGCAACAAAATTAAAGAATAGTCGGCTGCTATGGGGACAAAGTTTCGATGGAACAGGAAATGTTGATGGAATGCTTACAGTCAAGCATAGTGGCTATTCTGGTGTTAAGCTGATATCTACAGGCGACGAGAGTTCTTATAGATGCCTATGTACTGGTGGAAATGAGTGGGTGTTCGGTGGTTATCCGTCAAGGTTCTTTTTGTGGAATAATGCAGCGAAGCATGTTTTCAGCATCTTGAATAACGGCAATGTTGTTGTCGGAGATACTGAAAAAGATTCGCCTTATAAGCTGAATGTAAAAGGTACTGCACGGGTTGCTGATGAGTTGTTCGTTGATAGTTATCTGAACCTTGCTAATAACAAGGGGTTGCGCTTGCGAGATAAAGAGGGAAATAATCAACGTGCGCTATTTATCTCTAATTCTAATGTCGTTTATTTCGGTTGCAATGACCGACCACTTTACACGCTTTTTGTGGGTAGTGAGTTACATTTTAACGTGTATAATAGCGGTTGGCAGGACGCACTTGTTATCACTCCTGATAGGAATGCAACTTTTTCGGGTAATGTATTAGCGCAGGGTGGCGTAACAGCTTACACAACATCAGACAGGCGTTTGAAAACAAACATCAAGCAGGTAGACAGCATGCAGATCATCCGCTCGCTCGGTGGTACTTGGCAGTTCAATTATAAAGATACGGGCCGGCATAGCATCGGTTTTATCGCGCAAAGCGTCCGTGGAAGCATGCTGAAAAGCATGGTCTATGCAAGCGACGATGGCTATCTGAAGCTGAACTACCTTGACACGCGCCTCATTGCGCTCGCGCTTGGGGCAGCTGTACAAGTTGATGATAAAGTTGAGCGGTTAAAAAAACGGGTAAGAGAACTTGAAAACGAAGTCGAACTTTTAAAACATAATTAGCATGAAGAGATTAATAAAGTGGTTAGCCGAGGTGTTTGGTGTGTGCACGGTAAAGACGATAGTCAAGACTGTGACAGTAGAAAAAGAAGTATTAAGGCACTTTATCCCCAAAAACGGCGTAGTAGATGGTGATTTAATTGTCAATGGTGATCTTCTCGTTAAGGGTTCTCTTAATGCGACAGGTGGTGTTACCTGTTATAAAGAGAAAGGAGGCATAGTATGAGCATTGTAAACGGCATCATCCAAGCACCTGTCACAATTACAGATGTGAAGACTGCGCTCGGCGAAACAAGCAATGACCTTGCAACGTTATGCAGGAGTGATAAAATAAATATGTGGGCTAAATACAAGCCTGTGGAACTGAACAAGACCTTTACCTCAGACGAATTCGATTTTGAAAATAGAAAATGGCGTGACAATGCAACGTGGTATAGAGGAGCAGACTTTGAGGGTGTTGGAATATGTGGTATAAAAATAGCACACAGCAGCACTTTACAAAGCTTGACAGAATTATACGACAAAGGACAAAGTAACTGGTCGCGTGTAAAAGTAGGCTCTACTTTTGTATGCCCTTACCGGCTTTCTGATTTCATAGGCTACAAGCATGCTGCAACTGCGCCTTTCAAAAGGCCTTTCGTAACAAGTAAGACAAATGAAAATGGCAGCGTATTCGCAACGATGATGATAAAAAATCTTGATACGGAAAACGAACTGACGATGCAGGAGCTCGGTAAATTATCAGAGGCTTATCTCGGGCTTGCGTTAAAAGATGCTGCAGGTAGATTAGTTTATTTCATGACAACCGATAAACCACTTAAAAATGGCGGTGTTAATTTTGAAATGCAGGGTATTGCTTTTGCTCCTGGAGACTATAAGGCTTATCTTTTTCTTTGTTCTGCTGTACTTACACTGAACAAACCTCCTATGCAAGCTACATACTACACAATACCTGATTTCAAGCCTTCTGTAGTGAATATTACCTCTGAAGCACAGCACATAAATGACTACTTCACTATCAAAGCGTATGAGGATATTAGAGGACATATTATCGTAGATGTAGAAATAAGAGATAACTATGTGCGGAGATCTAACAATGAGAATTTCTATATCATTTTAAGATTTGCATCAAGCGAAACAGGCTCTCCTATCAAAATAGGAGAACAGGCATTTACCTTTACAGATGTCGAGGCTGGCACGAAGTATACTCACATGTTTGATAAACGTGCTTCTGAAGAACGATACAAAATAGAATATACTTTTATGAGTGTAACGCAAGAAACCTACATCAAAGAATTAAACCTTTTTACAAATCAATAATATTAAATAACTATGGACGTAAAAGTAAAAGCTATTACTGGCTTCAAGGCAAGTGTTGAAGCAGTAGGCGCAAGTACAACTATTAAGGCTATCGTTTCAGTTGAAAACGATAAGTATGCAAATATCGAAAATGGCAGCGTTTGCAGTAACGAGGATACAAACAAACAACTCGCAACTTTCGCACACTTCGGAGGTATCAACATCAGTTATCTTACAACAGATGAAGACGAAATCATTGCAGCTATTACAGATGTTACAAAATTTGTAAAGTATTGCAAGGCAAATGCATCGAGGCTCGGAACAGTCAGTGCAACAGAAGCAAAAGAGAAGTAAGTAACAAAGTAATTTAGTAAGAATGAAAGTAGAAACGATTAAAGCAGTTGAAGCCTACAGAGCATTAAAAGCGTTGAAAGTAGGCAGTATGAGCGATGAAGCCATGCTCGCAGTGTGGAAGAACCTCAAAGCTTTGCGCCATGTCTCGGAGGCTTACGACAAAGACATCGAGGAAGTGCGCGCAACACTTCAAGATGAAGATTTTGAGAAGATGCAGCAGCGTGTAAAAGATGCACAGGAAGTTGAGCGACGGGCAAAGGAAGAGGTGCGCGATATGACTGATGCTGAAAAGCACGAAATCGCAGAAATCAACGCGTGGTTTGCAGCGTGGAACAAAAAAGGCGAGGAGTATCTCAAATCGTTAGCTGAAAAAGAGGTCGAAGTAGATATCAACCCGCTCGACGCTGCAGAACTCCTCAAAGCATTCAAAGGCTCGGACAGAACGTTCGAAGATGCGGAAAAACTCGATTGGCTGACAAAGTAGTATATAGTCAATTAAATAATCTCCCGGGGAGTGAAAAAGAAACCCCCGGCCTGTTAAAATAGTCGTCTCACTTACTATTAGAACATAAAACGCTTACAGCGCATGACCGGGGGCCGTATGCCCTCGCTCACGCTGTGAGCTATTTTTATGTTTGCGCTAATGCGCTATAATAAGTGAGACATTGCAAAGATACAAAAAATATGACAATGAAGATAATAGACATCTTGAAATTTAACAGGGAATTGATAAAAAGGCTCCGCGAGGCAGGTATACGCTTGAAAGACGAACGGTATATAGACCTCTATAATGATTATACAGAACTACGTCTGCATGGTCAGAAAGTTTCCTATATCGTATTAGTTTTGTCAACTCGCTACGCCGTGAGTGAGCGTACCGTGTACAGCCTTATAAAGCGGATGAACCGTGAGTGTAATATATTTGCAGTATGATTGTTGATGAATATTCTTTCTCTTTGAGCGATATACCGACCTTTGCTGGCCACAAAAACAAAATTTATGAAGCAACAATATCTTTCAGCACCGCTTCCGTTTCAGGGACAGAAGCGGATGTTTGCCAAAGAGTACATCAAAGTACTTCAACAATTCCCTGACGGTACAACTTTTGTAGACCTGTTCGGTGGCAGCGGTTTGTTGTCACATATCGCCAAGCATCAGAAACCGAACTCCACCGTGGTGTACAATGACTTTGACGGCTACCGCAAACGGCTGGAGGCACTTCCACAGACTAATGCGCTGTTGGCTGAACTAAGGGCAATAGTGAATGTTCCACGTCACAAGCCAATATTGGGAGGGACACGGGAACGCGTACTGTCCTGTATACGCAGGCATGAGTGTACCTACGGATATATCGATTATATAACACTGTCCTCATCATTGATGTTCTCAATGAAGTATGCTACCGAGTTCTCCGACTTTGAAAAGGAGACCTTATATAACAATATCAAGGCTACAGACTATCCGTCTTGCAGCAATTACCTCGACGGGCTGGTCATTACCTCTTGTGATTATAAGGAGTTGTTTGAGAAGTACAAGGACGTGCCTGGTGTGGTGTTCCTCGTCGATCCTCCATACCTGAGTACAGATAGTAAGACCTACAAAATGTACTGGAAACTGTCCGATTATCTTGACGTGCTGGCCATACTCACCGGTCACCGCTTCATCTATTTTACCTCAAACAAATCTTCTATAATAGAACTCTGCAAATGGATAGGTAAGAATAAAATTATAGGCAACCCCTTTGAGAACTGCCACCGTAAGGAGTTCAATGCCCACATGAACTATAACTCTTCTTATACGGATATCATGCTTTATACAGATACCGTTTAAACCATATTCTAATGCCATTTGAACGATGAATAAATACTATCAGATACTGGGCAGAATTTTGGAACAGGGAGACAGGTGCGGAGAGCAACCAGGCACCATGCTTGAGTCTGGTTCAGTTCCAGATAGACGAAGGCGAGCTGGTTTTGTTGGCCTATCAGCGAAGCAGTGATGCAAACCTTGAATTGCCAGCCGATATATATCACCTTTACCTCATGGCACGACAGATAGACCTGCCACTGAAGAATATAACGTTGAACCTCGGCAATGTTCACATATACGAGAATAATTTGGAGCGTACAAGGCAGCTACTTGCTGGTAACGAAAGTGTAAAGTTTGAACTCAATGTATAAATAAAGCCGACCTTGTTAAAATTCAGAGGTCGGCTTTATAATTGTTGTGTGCGTGTTTCTATTTTAGCACATTTCGTTTTGCAAGAAATAATCACATTTCGTTTTGCAAAAGCAGTACATTTCGTTTTGTCGGATTAATGTTAAGGGAGGGGATCTTGTAAGAACTCCTGTTTCATCCGTGAACAATATTCTTGCAGGTCAGCTTTCAGGTGTCACTACAGTACAGTATTCTGGCGAGCCAGGCTCAGATGCAGCTACAGTGTTTGTCCGAGGTCAAGGAACATGGGCTGATTCAGCACCACTTATTCAGGTTGATGGTGTTGAACGTTCAATGGGTGATATTGACCCTGAAGATATAGAAAGTATTACAGTACTGAAAGATGCTTCTGCAACAGCAGTATTCGGTGTTCGTGGTGCTAACGGTGTAGTATTGATAACCACAAAACGCGGGCAGGAAGGTAACACAAGAATTGATCTCTCGTCATCGTTCTCCATTTTGCAGCCAACTAAAATGCTTGAACAAGCAAACTCTTATGAGTATGGTAAGTTCTTTAATCAGATGCAACGAAATGACTTTGATTTTTCTTCGGGTGAGCCTTTCACACCGATGTTCTCAGATGTACTTCTCGAGAAATTCAAAGACGGCAGTGATCCTATTCGCTTTCCCAACATGCGTTGGAGCGACTATATTATGAAAAAATCCACCATGCAGACAAAGCACTATATTAATATCAGTGGTGGAACAAAATCAATGCGTTTCTTCATTTCTGCTGGTTTCATGACTCAAGGCGGTCTTTTCAAGGAGTTTATCGATGATTTTCATTATGACTATCGTTATGACCGTTTCAATTATCGAACGAATCTTGACTTAGATGTCACTCCGACGACTACACTGTCATTTAATGTGGCCGGCAACGTGAGTAATTCCCAGAAGCCTCATACCAGTATGGGAGCCTCGGGCATGATTATGGAAATGACACAGTCTACTCCGTTCTCAAGTCCGGGTATCATAGGTGGTCGTCAGGTCATTACAACAACAGACTACACAGACGGTATCACCCTTCCATTTGTAGGTGGTAATGCTATGACTTATTACAACAATGCCGGTTGGGGCGGTTTTTATCATTATAACGACAACAAACTGCAGATGGACCTTCTTTTACAGCAGAAACTTAGTTTCTTAACCAAGGGATTACTTTTCAAAGTAAAAGGTTCTTATAATAGTTTGTTCGCCGTTACCAAAGGAGCTACGGTCGGTCGTGCCACTTACTTTCCTGTTATTCAAGACAATGGTTCGATAGCTTACCGAAAGGCTGGTGAAAACACCCCTCCCTCGTATGAAGAATCTACAGGTAAAGCTCGTGATTGGTATTTTGAGACTTCCCTGAATTACAATCGTAGTTTCGGTTTGCACACGGTCAGTGGGCTTCTTCTCTATAACCAAAGCAAGACCTATTATCCAGGTAGCTATTCGGATATTCCTCGCGGATATGTCGGATTGGTAGGTCGTACAACCTACGATTGGAATAATCGCTACATGGCTGAGTTCAATATCGGCTACAATGGTTCGGAGAATTTCCACCCCGACCGCCGTTTTGGTATCTTTCCCGCAGGTTCAGTAGGTTGGGTTGCCAGCGATGAAGCGTTTTTCAAACCTTTAAGGCGTGTTGTCTCATTCTTAAAACTTCGTGCATCATGGGGTTTAGTTGGTAATGATAAGATTGGTGGCAGCCGTTTTATGTACCTTTCTGACCCTTATATCGTTAATAACGGGACTATGGCAGCTCGTTCGGGTTGGGCCTATAACTATGGTATCGAGAATTCAAAACTTTACAGTGGAGCCTATGAAAAGAGCAAGAATAATCCAGATGTAACATGGGAAAAGGCTTTTAAGCAAGACTATGGTGTTGATATCAATTTCTTGAACGACCGCCTTCGTGCTTCTTTCGATTACTATAAAGAACATCGTACTGACATTTTGCTAAGTGACTTTACCGCTCCTGATCTGGTAGGCTTCAATATGCCTTATTCAAACCTTGGCTTCGTTGACAGCTGGGGGTGGGAAGTGTCATTGAAATGGAATGATAAAATAAATAAAAATTTCCGCTACTGGGCTACGTTGAACCTTTCGAACAACAAGAATAAAATCATTGAAAAGAAAGAGGCGCCTTTCAATAATATGTATCAGTATGAAAAGAACCACCGCATTGGTGCCCGATACATGTATAAGTTCTTCCGCTTTTATGATGCCGACACTCCACGTCTATATGAAGAAACATTCGGGACACCTTTTCCAAAACAACTTGTAGACTTGAAAGATGGTGACGCTGTTTTTGTGGATCTCGACCGTAATGGTGTTATTGACGGAAATGATAAAACCCGTGAACTCGGATATACCGATGACCCGGAATACATGGCTGGTTTAAGTTTTGGATTCTCTTACAAGGATATTGAGTTCAGTTCGCAGTGGTCAGGTGCATGGAATGTTTCTCGTATTATCAGCGATGTGTTCCGCTATCCGTTAATCGACCGCACGACAAAAGATCGTGGTGGGCTACTGAAATATCACCTCGAGAACACATGGAATCCTGAAAATCCGAGCCAGAACTATGAGTACCCTCGCGCTTCATGGAGTCATGGTGATGTGAACAACTATCAAGATTGCAGCCTTTATGAAAAAGATGCCAAGTATCTCCGACTGAAGACATTGATGATAGCCTATAATATGCACTTCACTTTCCTCAAAAAGTTGGGGGTGACCCGTGCACAGATGGCATTGAGCGGCTATAATCTGCTTACATTCACTCCTTATATTTGGGGCGATCCCGAAACTCGTGCGAGTGTATCTCCTTCTTATCCTCTTCAGAAAACCTATACCATAAGCTTGAAACTTAATTTTTAATGCACTATGATTTTGAAACTTAAACATATCTTGAGTGTAGTCCTAATCCTTTTAGGATTGGTTTCCTGTACCGATACCGTAAAGTTTGGTGATGCCTTTTTAGAGAAGGTACCCGGCGGGACTGTTACTGCTGATACCGTTTTCAGCAATCCAGAATATACACGCCAGTTCTTAGCGGGTATTTATTCGAAGATGTACTATAACCTTCCGACTCTTTCTACCAACAATGCTCCGCAATGTCTTAATTATTGGAAAGGTATGCCCGATGCACTTGGTGATGATTTTCAGCTGCTTTTCAATAATACTATTGTATTCAGTAAATATTATAATGGTTCTCTGACATCGGAAATAGATGGTAGGAAAAATGGTAATATCTATCCTTTCACCAATGAGTCTATTTGGGAAAATGTACGCCATTGTTGGGTAATCATCGAGAATATAGACAAGGTGCCGGGTATGGAAATTGATGAAAAGGCTCGTATCAAGGACGAAGCACGCTGTCTACTGGCCTATACCTATTTCATAACCTTTCGTTGGTATGGAGGCTTACCCCTTGTATATAACTCCTACACCGGATCTGAAAGCAGCTACGATCTGCCCCGTCAAAGTGTAGAGGCGACAGTAAACTATATGACCAATCTTTTAGATGCGGTTATTAATAGCAATCATCTGCCTTGGGCATATACCGGTTCAGAGGCCGCTGCCGAAACCGGGCACTGGACGAAGGCTGGTGCGATGGCCTTGAAATGCAAGATATTTGCCTTTGCTGCTTCCCCGCTTTTTAATGATTCGAAGTCTTATTTTGCTGGCAAATATACTACCGATAAAGATGACTGTGCTTGGTATGGC